AAAGTTTATAGGTCAGATTTTCAAGGATATAGATACTATCCTAATGCATTAGCTATTGGTTGGAATACTAATGATTACAGGTATTGGCAGACAGACCAGTTTATTAAGCCTGTATATAGAAAACAAATAGTGATCAATAAAAAACCAAAACCCAAGCCTAAGCCTGACAAGGAGTAGGCTATAACTAAAAGGAAACAGTAGTAATGACTATAGATAAGTTACAAGAACAAAAAAACAGCCTTGTTGAACAACAAAAACAAGCAGAAGTTAATTTTCATCAAATTGCAGGGGCTATAGCTCTTGTCGATCAGCAAATTAAAGAACTAGAAGAACCAAAGAAAAAAGATAAAAAGTAATGGCAAACGGTTTAGATATTCCTGAAATCCCTACTAAAGTTAGTGAGTATAGATCAAAAATGTGGATTGAGGTACACTTACTACGCAAGGACGTGGAAGATCTAAAGCAGTTTAAAAGGAAAGTTTATCTACTAGAAGAAGAGGTAAAAAGGGCTAAAATATGGGCCCAAGCCTCTTCTTTCTTTGTTGGTTTACTAGTTACAACATTAACAACCCTTAAAATAATAGGATTGATATAGTGTCAAAAAGAGATCCAAAGCTAGTAAGGGCAGGTGTTAGCGGCTATAACAAGCCTAAAGCTATTAAGCACCCTAAAAAAAGCCACATAGTGGTTGCACGTAAATCTAGCGGAGAAACTAAAACAATCATGTTTGGTCAGGCAGGCGTTAAAGGTGCAGGTAAAAACCCTAAGTCTAAAAAAGCAAAGGCTAGAAGAAAGTCTTACTATGCACGTCACAACGCTCAAGACTCAACACCTGATAAGTTTAGTGCACGTTATTGGTCCCATAAAACAAAATGGTAAAGGAGTAAGCTATGCCTTACGGCAATAAGTCTGCATATATGACTGCGGTCAAGAAAAAGACTAAAAAGAAAAAAGGTAAAAAAAAAGGCCTATACGCAAATATTCACGCAAAGCGTAGGCGTATAGCTGCCGGATCAGGTGAAAAAATGAGAAAACCTGGTGCTAAAGGTGCCCCATCTGCAAAAGACTTTAAAGAGTCGGAAAAAACTGCTAAGGCGTAGAGATGGAAGTATATGCGGAGTATGGCTTTGGAGGCGTAATAGTATTTGCCTTCCTAGCCTTAATAATGAATTTGATTAAGAGTCAAAAAGCACAAAATGAGGATCTTGATGCTATAAGAGTTGAATTGACAAAAATGGAAGGTACAGTCGAGAACGTAGAAGGGATTGTATTAAAATTTTTAGATAGATGGAACACTTCTGATGTTGTTAGAGATGCCAGGCACGAGAAACTTGTTGAAAATATTAATGATCTTGGGGACCACATCATGGAGATGAAAGGTGCCGTATCCAGGATCAATGGACACCATAAATAAGGACACATACCAATGGATATGAAATCAATAATCATGGATGCAGCAACCAAGCAAGCTGATGACATGAAGAATATGATGATGGATCACATCGGATCAGAAGAAATGTCTGATAAGATAGCAACCGCCATTAATAAAAAAATCGATATACCTTTTGTTTCTGAGGACAAAGAACAAGTTTTCTTTGAAAAGGTTGTTGATGTAGTAACTGATATTGTTGAAGGTATTTTTAAAGACTAACAATGGTTGATGTAAATCAAACTCAGGATCTTATAAAACAAATTTTAACTCGCTTAGGTCATAAGTATGCATCAGATGAGGCTGTGGAGCTTATCATGGGCACATTTATTTATGAAAGCAGGTTTAAGTATTGGACACAATTGAAAGGCGGCCCTGCAAAAGGTTTTGCACAGATTGAATACAGTACATGTTTAGATAACATAGAAAGCTTTTTAAAGTTTAGACCTAGTGTTTTAGATCGTTGTGTTTGGGCAACAGGAATACCTAAGCGGTATTTTGAAAAGCCAAGCAAAAGAGACTGGGAATATTTTTTGATGACTAACTTTGCAGCACAGGTTGTGATGGCACGTATTAAATACTGGCGAGCACCTGCCAAGCTACCAAAGACATCAAAACAAATGTCAGAGTATTATAAAAAGTATTACAATTCAGTTTTAGGCAAAGGCGATGCTGAAGAGTATATTGAAATAGTTTATAAATATTTATGACAGGCCTGTAGGGGCAGGGTTTGCTGTTCACCTTGCCCCAACTTAAAGTAGCATATAGTAGCAAAACATATATATTTACCTATATTTAGTTATATCTATGAATACTACAAAAAAGGCCCTTCACCGAGAAGAGCCTTGCGGGACTGAAGGGACTCGAACCCTCGACCTCCGGCTTGACAGGTCTGCGTTTTACTCTCTATAACTGTTAAATATAAGTAGCACAAAGTAGCACACATTGTATATGTTTGTATACTTACTTATGCTTTAGCTAGATTGTCAAGCTTGCTTTCCAATGACTTATTTAAATTACGTAACAATTTATTTTCTCTTTGTAAAGACTCTAAAAGCTGTATTTTATAATCTTCATTTGCAAGACGATCATCATCAAACAAATGAGCATATTCAGGAAATTCTTTTTGTATATGTTCTATTATTTTATCTGATGGATTACGTTTATTGTTTTCGTAGTAGTGTACTGATATTCTAGCCACATTTATTTTTTTAGCAAACTCTGTTTGTGTCAACATTTCTTGAGATCTTATTTTTTTTATAATCTCTGCTACTGAAATGAATGCTACCATAGTAACCTCTCCTTGGTTTTAAGAATTTAATATTATTATACATATATACCTATATATCATTTTATATCTTTTTTTATTGTTTTTTATATGTATACATATTTATACTTTGGTGTATAATATAAGTATAAAAGGAGTCCACATGCCTGAACAGTACTTTACAACAAAAGAGATTGCGGAATCTCTTCAACTGTCACTTTTACAAGTAAGAAACCTTATAAAATCAGGGCAGCTACCTGCCTACAGGGTCGGTTATAGATCCTACCGAATTTCAGAATCCGATTTTAATAGCTTTCTGCAATCTAGAAAGCAATTGGTTAATAAGGACTAGATTTGTCCTCTAGAGATACTCTCTCCTTTGGTGTTGTATTCACCCATACTACCAGGTTTCACGTTTCCTGGTGTATTTCTAGAGGCAAAAATTAACAAACAAGGAGAGTCATGTCAGACACACAAAAGCTAAATGAAGTTATTGAGTACCTTAAATCACAAGGACTTGATGTAATAGACAACAAACAAGAAACAAAAGAAGTAGAGCCACAAAAAAAAGAGGCTAAGAAAGAGGCAAAAAAAGAAGAGCCTCTTTACAAACAGATAATGTATCCTGCTGAGGAACTACAAAGTGAGGGCCTTGGCAACGGTAGGTGGTATCACGAAATGGGCGATACAAATATTAATAACTGGAAACCCTCTGTCACTACTATTCTATCTGTAATAGATAAGGGTAGCGGATTCAATGCCTGGAATAGAAACTACGGTCACATGGCAGATCCATATATGAAATACGCAGCAATTAAAGGATCTGTAACTCATTTTAGTATAGATGATATGGTGTCCGGTAAAACCATAACCGCACAGGATGTTTGGAATAAAATAGATTTTGAACAGGATGAGGCATGGAAAGTGTTTGGGACCAAGAAGTTGATGGCACAACAAGTATTAAGAAACATTGAATCTTTTATGGCCTTTTGGGAAGAAAAGGATCCTATACCAATAGCGGCAGAGTATCCAATTTTAACTGAAAACTATGGAGGTAGGCTTGATCTTATAGTACAAATCAAAAAGACCAAGAACAGCAAAAAACGTAGCACAGTGATGATAGATCTCAAAACAGGGGGTAGTTATTTCTCGCATGCATTGCAAAACTCCGCATACAAGCATGCCTGGGATAATGAACATCCTGATCTACCCATTGACTACATAGCCGGTCTATATGTTACCTCGGAGTACAGAGACAAGCCTACCTACAAACTTAAATACCAAACCTATATGTATGATGAATTTTTATGTGCATTAAAGTTGTGGCATGCTCTAAACAAGCCTGCTAAGGCAGATGCGGTAAAGCCTAAACTTAATAAAAAAACACGCACATCATTCAATTTGTATAACAAAAAAGAAAAGGAGGCCTAGATGGCTGACCAGTTCGAGCTAAAAGATAACACAGGCAGCATGTTCAAAAACGAAGAGTTTAATCCGCAAGGAGACATGGACGACCCTAAAAACTATTGGGGCAATGGATCTGTTGTCGTGAATGGCAAGAAACTAGCTTTTCGTGCTTACGCTAAAGTTGGTGCGAAATCAAAAAAGCCATGGTTTAAGCTCAGTTTGTATGAACCAAAACCTAAAGAAGGTGGCGGATATCAGCAAAAAGAAGAGCCAATGCCATGGGATTAACTAGAGGGATTTACGTCCTGGCAGTTATAAAAGTGAAAAGGGGGGGCAGGTTGGCTTTTGCCCCCTCCCTAGCCTAACCACATATCATGGAAACCACATACAAAAGAAAGCCATTTTCAGAAGGAAACCACGCATCTAATGATCCTGTGGGTAAGGATATAGTCTTGGAGTTTTTGAGGAGTAAAGGCATCAAGGCTATAGAAAATCCTGACGACTATGGTGTAGATATCATGGCACCTATTTACGAGGTTGAGAGAAGGACAATTTATCAAGCCAATTGGCCTTACAAAACAGTGCATGTGCCTGAGCGGAAAACCAAATTCTTAGTACATGATATCTACTATGTGGTGGTCGTACACCACGCCACCGACAAGCCTAGCAATTCATTAATGATCTGTAGATCTAATATTATTCGTAAGTGCAACATAGAGGTCGTGCCTAATAATTCTGTACCGGAAGGGGAAGGCTTTTATGATGTGCCTATGGGTTTTTGGAATGTTGAATACTTATAAAAGTTGGAGAAAATAAATGAGTAGTCTGAAAAATTATTTTGACGGTAAGAAAAGTAAAATGAAAAAACGTAGTCACCGTAAAAAATTTCCAAGGGTAGGAAGGGACTGGGAGAAAGAGAAACAGGATAAAGGCTACACTACTATTAAGGATACAGAGGATGAGACTAAACAGTAAACATCACAGCAAAAAATTATCTGCAAGAGATAATCAAAAATCCAGGAATAAGTCTAAGGCTAGACGTAGATGGCTACAGGGTAAGGATAGAGTATGGATAAAAACTAGCACAGGCACAGTCATACTGCGTAGGCATCACCCTAATAATGTACGGCCTGACTGGTGGTAAAGATAAGGAGTAGCAATGCTAGTTAAAGAATTTTTCATATGGGCAGAGGAGCAGTCTAATAAAGAGCTCAAAATTATGAAAGACAAAGGCTTTGAGTACACGATCAATGATAAGGATAAACTCAAAAACTTTAAGCATATTGGTGAACGTATGAAGTTGCGGCCTGAACAGGTTGCTATGGTGTATCTGCTCAAGCATATGGACAGTGTCACTAACTTTGTCAATGAAGGCATAGAGGCCTCTGATGAGCCTATAGAGGGCAGATTAATGGATATACGAAACTACTGCCTACTGCTAGGTGCAATAATCAAAGAACAAAGAGAATCAGCCGATAGTGTCCGATAAAACTACAGGATGGATTAAGCTACACCGTGATATACGAAATCACTGGGTATGGAAAAAGGCAGACTATTTTAAGGCTTGGGTGTATCTATTAATAAAGGCTAATCATAAAAGCAAAACATGGCTACACAATGGTAACCTTGTCCACATCCGGAGGGGGGAGCTTGTTACAAGCCTAGATGCTATTGCCAAAGATATGGGATGGTCAAGGAGTAAGGTTAGACATTTCATAAGATTGCTTAAAAAAGATACAATGATACGCACAGACAGCAACCCCAATTACACACACCTAAGTATCTGTAATTACGACACTTATCAGGCCTTCGTGCACACTGAAGATACGGTGGTCGATACTACTGAAGGCACACCCAAGGCACAACCGAGGCAACAACTAAAGAATGTTAAGAATGAAAAGAATGTAAAGAATATAGAAAATAGAAAACAAAAATTTATAGAAAGCTTGATTGAATACAAAGATCAATACCCATCACATATATTAACACAGTTTGTTAACTATTGGACCGAGGCTAATAGATCTAAGACTAAGATGAGATTTGAAATGGAGAAAACTTGGGAGACTGGCAGAAGGATAGGAACGTGGATGAGAAATAGTAAAGACAATTCTGTATACACTACTAAAGTAGAGGTGAGCAAGAAACGAAAGCTCGTGTGCACCAATTGCGGCAATACACAAGAGAGCGACCTTGACACATGGAAAGTTGAGTGTACTGGTTGCGGACATAACACTTTAGTAACTGAACATGAAATGAGGTATATGAAATGAGTGCGTGGGGACAACGTAAAATTAAAAGAGTACGATCAGATATATATTTTAGTGAACTAATAAGAATACGTGACAACTGGTCTTGTCAGAAGTGCGGTAAGACTTTTATTCAGGGGGTAGACTCTAAAAGATTGCATTGTGCTCATGTATGGTTTGGAAGGGCAAACTTGAGCACTAGATGGGAACCTTTAAACTGTCTATCCTTATGTATTGGTTGTCATAATACACTTGATCAACATCCTGCATACGCTTGGGAGTTGTTATCAAATTTTAGAACCCTTGAAGAGATCATGTGGCTACAGCAACAGAAAGATAAAAAGCTTACGATTAAGATTCCTGAGAATCTTGAGAAAGCAGAGAGAAAGAAGATACGAAAGATGCTAAAAGAATTGAAAAAGGAGAAGGGTAATGGTAATTAAAAAGATAATAATTAGTGACGAAATGGAGGAGCTTGTGGGAGACTGTGTAGTTAAATCATTAAACATGCATACAGAGCTTGAAGAAAAACAAAAACAACAAATAGCAGAACATATAATTATGTTATTAGGGAGTATAAATGACACTTACATCGAGTCAGACTAAAATCCTGATCAAGGCATTGCAGACTTTTAGGGATAAACAAATTTCTATGAGAATTGATCCATTGTCTACGAATGAATTGTTGAGGGAGATAAAGCACGAATCAAAAAGTAAACTAGTCGAATTGGATGAGCAAATACATCCACAGACAGGTGAACAAGTACAGTAATGAGTATGAAATCTAAAAATCCGGAAATGCAAGGTGAGTACATGGTACGAGAAGTGTACCGTACTTTAATAACTGAATATAAAAAAGATGGTAGAGACTGTACAAAATTGCGTGAACGGTTAAATAAATTGGAGGATCAGAAATGGGGCAAATTGTTTCCTGGAATGCCATTGCGAAGAAGGGTCAGATAATACTGGAAAGTATTATTATCGCTGCGATTGTAGTCCTGACCATAATTGGCCTTGTAATTTCTATTCCTACGCTGAAACTAGCCGAATGGCTAAGTGATATATTAGATCGCTAGAAAACCTTTTAAGGAGTGGGTTGATCCTAACGATAAAGGTGGCCATTACGATCTGATCGGTATCTTTGCACATGCCCAACAGGATTTTCCTGATGGGGTAGGTGTCAAGAGAAGTTTGTTTGTGAAAAGGATCGTGGTGGATATGAAGGAGTTGGAGAAATGCACTCGCCCTGAGCTTAAAAAAATCATTTCTAAACTCAGGGAAGAGTACTTGTTCATAAAGTCTAAAATTAGAATGAACGCTGAGAGAGATACTGACGTACAATAGACCCTAGCAACTTCTGCACTGTAGTGCCTGCCTTAACCGCCTCGATCTTGATCTTCTTACGCTCATCTTTATTAATCTCAACTTTCATGTATTCGTATTTTATTCTATCCAAAATAACCTCCTGTTTTAATGTTATAAATAATCCATGACCCATCGGCATACAGTAAATAACTGCATGCGATGCCTTGTCCAATTTCTACTAACTTACTCATCGTAACACCAGTGCTACAATGTGGCCTAGTAGGTACAGAAACGTCATGAAAACGAAAGGCATAGCTATGCTGTCCAGTGAGTCCATAAGCTTTTCTGTGTTGTCAATTATCTTGTTGTATAATCTGTTCATTATACCTCCTATTTTAATTTGTTAGATGCCAAGTGAACTTTCTCTTGGTCTGCTTTTTTGATGTAGACACGCTTGAGCATTTTGGTGTCTGCATGTCCTGCGATAATTGCTATATCATCAAGGCTTAATTGGCCAAAATTCACTAGGTTAGTTAGGTAGGTGTGTCTAACTGTGCCTAGGGTACTTTTAACGCCTTTATGAGCTATTAACTTCTTGAATCGTTTATTAGAATTATCACGCTCATGCTTACTTACAAACACACCAAAACATTGATCTCCATACTGTGCCAGTAATTGCTCTAGGTGATCGTTCAGTGGTATGCGTTGCAGTCTACCATTCTTGCTCCTGCCATTGTTCAGGTTGCGACCAGTGCAGTCTGTGTTGTCCTCTACCTGATCAAGGGTAAGCAGTGACACGTCCTTGGGGTTAAGGCCAGTGTACCTAAGCCATGTCCACAAGATCACGTCCTCATCATATGGTGCGTTCTCTATTGCGTAGTCAAAAGCCTCATCAGTGATGTACTCCCATTCCATCGTGGTTGCTGATCCGATCTGTTGTGCGTACTCTTTAGGGTTTTTAGTGATGATGTCATTAGCCACCGCATAGTTGAATAGCTGATTGACTGGCTTGAGGTAGTTCTTGATCGTGTTGGGTGCCTTGCCCTGATCTTTGCAATGCCTGATGAAGTCATCAATCAACTCAGTGTTGATCTCAGAGATAGGCATATTGCCTACCTCTTGATCATTGTACAGCCAGTTGTAGAACGCAGGATGTCGTGACTGCTCTTCCTGTTTCCAACTGCCGCTTTTATCTAGCTTGCCTAGCCACTTGTCTCTAACTTGGAGGTAGGTCAAAGTGGTTGTGATCTTATCGTGCCTGTCAGGGGCATGATCAGCTAAAGCCATAGCTAGTTTGGCCTTGTCGCTAGGGGTCAGCCTTTCAACTGCCCCTAGCAGGTCAATAAAGCTGAGGGTGTTATTCCTAGCTCCATTATGCAAAAACTCCTGATCATTAGCCTGCTTGAGGGCAAGTTGCCTGCCCTCTCGCTTAGTGTGCTGATCTACTTTGAGTCCAGTGCTCTTTTGATGGCGTTTACCATAGCTGTCAATAAAGCTGTAGTAGTAATAGCCTGCCTTCTGATATATGCTAGCCATTTAGTTTTCCTCTTCTAATAATATTATTTCGCTATCATCGACATGGTAGCAGGGTTCACAAACATACCCTATTGCTGTTTCTGTTGTGCTTGGTATTCTATTGACGAACCTGCCACTACCTTCACTAGTGTCATTACGACAAGATGTGCATAGATCGCCAATATCATCGAGCCAGTCACAGTTATCCTCCTCCTCATCCTCCATGAAATTAAAGTAATGATCGATTTCTTCACGTACATACTCAGGCAAGTCAAAGGCCTGAACCTCATGGGTTGATTTGCCATCACTATCTTTTATATCGTATACTATTTTGTATCCTGTTATTTTCACGTTACACCTCTCTTTGGTTTGTTGTAGGGAATGGCGAGCAACCAACATTTTCATTCCAGTCGCATATGCCTAATTCGGTATGTGGACATCTAGCACATGGTGCTACTTCTTTCCATCCACATATAGGACAGGTAGTTTTACCGTCCAGTGTTATTTCGATCTCTTCGCCACATGGACAGCACTCAAAGTCTGTAGCTGTCGTGTGTAGCTCGCTGTAATCATATTCTAATTCATCCATTGAGAAACCATTGTCCTCAACAAAGTCAACTATTCTCCAGTGTACTTTATTCACGTTACACCTCCTTTTGTTGGTTATATTTATCTAGATATTTAACTGCCCAACTTTTGATAATATCAAAATGCCTAAGCTGAAGTTGTAAATCGTGTTCATCGTCAACATCATATATTGCGTGATTTTCTTTTAAATCATCCTCTAGAATTGATATTCTTTCATCACATACAGTTTGAAGTAGACTGATCAGCTTATTAGCCTCATTGATCTGATCTACTAACTTGCCTTCTTCAAGTATACTCACTTTGCACCTCCTTCCAGTTTCTCGATCTTGCATTGAATTTTGTATTCTTCGTCTTGTAGTCTTTCTAGATGTCTATCTAAACTGCTTGTGCTAAGACCTTCATCAATACGTTTGTTAATTTGATCTTCTGTATTCTCGATATAAAAGGACAATGCCTCGAATCGGTCATGTAGTTTCTGTAGTTTATTCACGTTAAACTCCTTTGTTATGGTTTTTTGGGGCTGTTTCATATACATATGTTATACAAGTTATACAGTTAATGTCAACTAAAAGTATACAAATGATAATCATTTTTTATATTTGTCCTCGGTAAATAAGTATAATTAATTTATACAATGAAAGCGGATTTAGTAGTTAGATCGGCCACACTGAGCAAACTTGAAAATTTGCTATAATAATGTGTCGATCAAGAAAACTGGCTTAGTAAGCCTGCGTTTATCGAGGAGAAATGAACAGATCATGGAAGATAGTAGCAAAACAGTAACAAAAAGTAAGGGAGGCAATCCTAATTGGACTAAGGGAACTAGTGGTAACCCATCAGGTAGGCCACCTAATCATTTTGGTAAGTATTTAAGACAGCATCCTAATGTACCATTAGTCATTGAAAAGATTATGGATAGTGCATTGAATGATGATGATCCAAGACAGAAGGATGCGTGGAAGATCATAGCTAATAAGGTAGCTCCTGATCTACGAGCTCAAGAGATAAAAGCTGAGGTCGATACTCATGTCGGTGTCATCAGATTGCCATCCAAAAAGCCAATAGAAATTGAGGCCGAGGCGACCCCCCTACTTCCCAATAATATTGACGGTGGGTTAGAGACTGGCAAGCAATTTGTTGAGCCACCAGGAATCGCTCAGGAAAAAGACCCCCCCACCACCCCACTTCCGGAATAGGGGTCCCAAAACACACTTATGGTACCAAGGTAAAAATATATGAAAGAAAAGGTTATTTGGTCGCCCCATCCTGGGCCACAGACTGAAGTCTTGTCTCGTACTGAGTCAGAGATTTTGTTCGGTGGATCCAGGGGGGGTGGCTGACTAGGCAAGACAGAAGCCATGACAGTTTGGATGATAGAGCCTGACTATATTGAACACCCAAGATATAGAGGCTTAGTCATTCGTAGAAACTATGACGATCTAAAAGACTGGATAGACCGTGCCAAGTTCATGTACAGATATATGGGGGTGAGGGTAACAGGCAACCCTGCCCAGTTTGAATTCCCATCAGGTGCAAAGATATGGACAGGACACTTATCCAATGAAGATGCCTGGATGAAGTATCTAGGACAAGAATTTCAAAAAATAGCCATAGAAGAGCTTACTTTGATACCAAAGGAGCTCGATTACCTACGATTAATATCCTCAGCTAGAAGTACCATTAAGGGACTTCCTGCCCAAGTGTTTGGAACAACCAACCCTGGAGGGCCTGGACATGCCTGGGTCAAGGAAAGATTTGTGTCTGTAGCGAGGAACGAAACCCATTTTGACAAAAATAGTGGAAAATCTCGGATTTTTATACCCAGTAAGGTAACAGATAACCCTACTATTATGCGTGAAGATCCGGAATATATTAACAGTTTAAAGGCTTTACCTGACGAACTTCGCAGGGCATGGCTAGATGGGGACTGGGAAATATTTGCCGGACAGTTTTTTGGCAAGTGGCGACAAGACCTACATGTGGTAGATGATTTTGAAATACCTCACGAGTGGTACAAGTACAGATCTATAGACTATGGATTTGCAGCACCATTTTCTTGTGGGTGGTATGCAGTGGACTTTCATGGCAATGTATACCGCTATAGAGAACATTACGAGGCAGGACAAGAGCTATCGCACCACATTGATAGGATACGAGAGTTGAGCGGTGACGAACAATATATGATGACAATTGGTGATCCAAGTATGTGGATCCGCAATCCTCAGAACACGAATAGATCGGATACGGTTGCACCTTCGTCAATGAGTATTGCTGACATACTAGGTAGACATGGAATAAATGTAATAAAAGCTAATAATGAGCGAATATCAGGTTGGAACCTTTGTAGACAGTATTTGGATCACAGTGATGGGAGGCCTCCTAAATTTAAAGTGTTCAAGTCCTGTAAAAACTTTATTAGAACTTTACCAACTCTTGTACATGATGACCGCAAACCGGAAGACTTAGATACGACTGGAGAAGATCACGCCTGCGATGAATGGAGATACATGATGATGCTAATAGGAAGACCTAAGCGTATTGTACAGAAACCATGGCTACAGAAGGAACTAGATAAGCTGACAAGAGAAGACTCTACATACGAAGGAATAAGGCAGTGAGTAATCACTTAGAAATAGAAGTATTTAATTTTGAGTCAGGTCAATGGGAAAAAAGAAAAGTAAAAGAAGCAGCAGAAATACTAAACGAAATTGATAAAATGCAGCAAATCGAATCTATTGGTTTAGACTATAGGAATGCATTGATAGAAGTCGTTAACCAAGTAATAGATATAAAATTAGAAAAAATAACTCCTATGAGGAATTAATGGACAAATATACGCCTACCGCAGAAGAAGAAAAGATTATCAAAAAACACAAAGCTATGTTTGACATATGCTTTAAAGCCAAAACAAATACTGCTAAGGTTTGGAGAGATAGTGAAAAATTATACATGGGTGATCACTGGGGAGGTATGAATATGCCTGGATACAAGAACCAGGTAACTCTAGACCTTATATCTAGTGCTATAGACACTATGGTCCCAATTTTATCTAATCGCCCCCCTAGAATAGACGTGATGCATAATGGTGCAGACGAAGTGGGTACTAAGGCAGCAGAAATTTTACAGAAACAAATTGATGAACTATGGGTGCTGCGTGACATGCAGAACCTCGTACCTGAATGGCTACTAGACTATTTAGTATATGGAAACGGTATATTAAAAGTATCATTTAACAATAATGATGACTTACCGGATTGTGATGTAGTAGACCCATTTGCATTCTATTGTAACCCCTCCGCAACTAAGCTCGAAAACGCAGAGTATGTTATGTATGCAGCACCTACCCCTTTACATGAAATAAGAGAAAAGTACGAGAACGGTAAATACGTTAAGTCAGAAGGACATCTTGATCGCTTTCAAGCTCTTAAAATAAATGATACGAATGTGGGCGGTAAGCAACTAACACAGGTGACTGACACTAAGGGCACGGAAACAAACTACTACAATAGTGAAACGAGAGCGATGAAGGATATGGAAAATAGAGCTCTTATTGTAGAATGTTTTTCTCGTGATTACACAAAGGATTATGTAGAGGATGAAGATGGAAATAAGAGGGAAACCAATAAGTTTCCTGGTATGATTAGACAAACTACTACAGCTAATGGTGTATTGCTATACGATGGACCTAGTAAGTATCCATTCTTAACAAAAGACAATCACGTACCTCACCCATTCCCCTTTGTTATGCTCAAAAACGGTGGTTCTGCTCATTCATTTTGGGGTAAGCCTGAACCTAAAAGATTGAAATCTTTAAATCTATCATTAGACCGTGTTGTAAGTCAGATATTAGATAACGCTCATTTAATGAGTAACCCCATGTATGTTGTAGACGATACGACAGAGGTAGTTGATCAGATATCAAATAAACCTGGAGGTATTATACGCAAAAGAGGGCCAGGACAAGTTACACAGTTACAGCCTGCCGGAATGCCTGGTTATGTAATTCAACTATATAATCTACTTGTAGATATGTTTGAAACTATATCAGGTGTTAATAAAGCTACACAAGGTAAAGCAGATAGTAATATTACTAGTGGTGTACAGGCACAAATTTATAGACAAGCATCTACTTCTAAAATAGACTTCAAGTCTAGGACAGTGGACCAAGGAATACAGACTTTAGGATCTATGTGGATTGCAATGATACAAAACTTAGGCACAAAAGAACATACCGTATTAGTAGAAACACAAGAGGGCAATGAAGAGAGATCCTACGTTGGTGCTATTATGAATGATATGGACTTTAATATTAGAGCAAGAGCCGGATCTATGTTACCTGAAAACAAAGAGTTTGTTGAAAACAAGATTATGCAGTTAATGCAGATGGGAGTTATTACTGACCCATTATATATCTTGAACAACATAGAATTACCAGGCAAAGAAAAATTAATCAATCAAATGATGCAGCAAAATCAGGAAATGTCAATGCAGCAGCAGCCATTATCACCTGAAGAGCTAGAAAGTTTAGGAACGGATGAGGATGAAATTATGAGCAAACTCGAACAAGATCCGAGCCTAATGGAAAGACTTAATAATCCGACACAATAAAAAAGGATTATCCTTTGATAGTGTTGGAATTAAGTGAGAAAAATAGAAGTTTAACAGCAAATTTTTGGAGACGTTATGTCTGAAAATATACAAGGTGGAACTTATGGAGAAGAAATCGAGGCTGATGTAGCCTCATCATTGTTGGTCGATGATGCCCCTGAAGAAACAGGGGAGGTTGATACTCAAAGTGAAACAAACGGTGAGGATGCTACCGTAGCAGAAACTCAATCTCAGGAGACTGAGCAAGTTGAGCAGGCTGAAGATGCACCTTTCGTAGATGAACTGGATCTCGATGGAACTGTATACTCAATGGATGAACTCAGGTCAGCACTTGAAGACAGCCAAAATAAAAATGAGTGGCAGAAATCCAACACCCAAAAGGCCCAGGAAATAGCAGATACTAGGAAACTATTAGACGATGAAAGACAGAAGTTAAATAGTGTCATGCAGGATCAAGAGCTAGTTGATACTCTCAAAGATTACCTTGGAGAAGATCATGCTCTTTTCAAAACGAAAGAGCCAAGCAACGAAACACAACAGGACACGAATCAAGCACCTGAACCAGTTCAGGATCGCTTGAGGGAGCTTGAGGAACGATTTGAAATGCAAGAGGCTGAGGCTGCTGTAGAGCGAGACATACAACGATTAGTTGCAAAACATCCGGAACTGGATGGCAACGAAGATGCGTTACAAGAAGTCTTGCAAACATCAGTAGACAAAGGCATAACAAACCTCGAAGATGCATTCATATTGACCAACCATCAAACATCTGTTGATAGTGCGTTAGCGAAAGCTGTAAAGACATTAGAAAAGGCCGAGTCACAAAAGCGGATACCGGAAGCTGACGTTAAACACCAGGCGGATAGAACGCCTGTTAATGAAAAACCGAAAGATTTCGATGAAGCACGTGGCATGGCTATGAGATACGATATATTCAAATAAAATAGGAGTAACAAATGTCACTTTCATTTGACAATCTAAGTGCATTAACAAGGGATAAATATATCCCACTTCTAGTTGATAATATTTTCGAGTCTAACGTACTGACTCATCGTATGCTTAGAAAATCTAAACCATCTGCCGGTGGTAACAAGGTCTTACAGCCTGTTGAATACGGAAAAGCAGATGCAAAAGGTTTTTATAGCGGATACGATGTACTCGATACTTCACCTAGTGAAGTTATGACCTCAGCCAGTTTTGACTGGGTACAGGGTTATGCAACTATTTCAATTTCCGGTAAGGAAGAAATGTTGAACGACAGTCCTGAAAGAGTACTCGACTTATTAGAGGCTAAAGTAAAAAATGCAGAAAAATCCCTTAAAGACATGTACGGTACACAGTTGTATTCTGATAATGACGGTTCTACCGTTTCTACATCAGGTGCATCTACCGGAGGTTTTTTAGGGTTACAAGCAATTGTAGACAATGGCGGAAATACTATTGGTGGAATTAATTCAGGAACTTACACATGGTGGAAAGCTCAGGAGCAAGCAGCAGGATCTAGCACATTTAGTGACGTAGCTGCATCTTCAGGTGCTAACTCTATTGGCCGTGAGTTTAGAAAGATGTATGGAGCATGTACTGTTGACAATGATGCACCAACTATCATCACAACCACCCAAATAGTATTCGATGCCTATGAAGAATCTCTCACTGCACAAAAAAGATTTGCTGCAAGTGATGAGTCATTAGCTGATGCAGGTTTCCAAAACCTCCTTTATAGAGGTATACCTGTTGTTGTTGATGATCACTGTCCTGCCGGTATGGCGTTCTTCTTGAACGAAAACTATATGCAGTTCAGACATCACAGAAAACGCAACTTTGTGTTTGAGGACTTCACCAAACCTGTTAATCAAGATGCTGCCGTAGCTAAAATGCTTTGGCTCGGAGCCTTGACTGTTTCTAACCGTTCTCGCCAGGGTAAAATCACTGGCTTGCCAACATCATACTAAGGGAGGCTTAAATGTCTAGATTTGCATCTATGGAGCAAGATATTAATCCACAAGCGATTAATGCTAATAGCACCACGCAACAAGTCCCTTTGGGCAAGATCATTCGTGCTGAGGATAAAGACACCACTGCTTATGGAGTAGGTGAATTTATTTACTTGAAAGGTGTAGCTAGTACTGCCGTAGGTAGTGTAGTTGTATACTCAAGTGATGACCATAGCACTGCTTTAGCATCTGCTAATGCTGTTGGACCTGTAGCGACAGCTATGTCTGCTTGTGTTGCCAACGAATTTGGTTGGTATCAAATAAGTGGAAAAGGTGTTGCAAAAGTGAAAGCATCATTTGCAGACAATGGAGATGTGTACTTAACTAGTACTGCCGGTTCTGTTGACGATGCTGATGTTGCAGGCGACTACGTACAAGGCATGAAAGGTGCGAGTGCAATTGACACTCCTGCTACCGGACAAGCCGAAATGGAAATGTCAAGACCATCTGTTTCAGACGGTAAAGATGACTAAATAATCGTTGAGTTGGCCTGGCTTAGGCTAGGCCAACTTGCGTAGAAAAGGGAGAAAATAATGACTGGTAACGAAATGTTATCAACCCTGGGACTTCGCTTAGAGGATCCATCAGAATCAAATTTTACACAAGCTGCAAAACTTGATGCACTTAATATTGCACAAAGGTCTGTAGTTAATCTCGTTAACAATGCTTACTTAACCGATTTACAAGTTATAGATAGAAGTAAGGGTGTAGATGCTGTTGGTTCGCTAACAATTACTACAGCAGGAGTTGGATATTCAGGGAGCGGAACTTTATCTGCAACTGGAGGCGGAGGATCAGGATTTGCAGGAACATACACTGTAAGTAGTGGAGGTATCTCTACCGTTGCAATTACAAACCCTGGATCAGGATACACATCTGTCCCAACAATAGTAGTAAGTGGAACTAATAGTGGAGGTGAAACAGATGCAGTTATAACTGCTGTTTTAGGTGGTGTATTGCCTTTTTCATCATTAACTAACGTACCAATAAGAAATGGTATTGTTGCTGTTAGAGATGTTACAAATAATAAATACGCTAATATGATAGAACCTACAGATGTTAAAAGATTAGAAAATACGTACTTGGCAGGAAGTGCTAGCAACCCTGTAGCATATATTTTTTCTGAAAGAATTTATTTAGAGCCTTCTACTGTAGCGACTATTGATATATGGTATATAAAAAAACCAATTGATATAGGAGCAAACGCAACAGAATGTGAATTAAATATTGCATTACATGAAACAATAATAGACCTTGCTGAATCACAGTTATGGAAAATGGATGCTAAAGTAGATAGAGCGGCAGCAGCTTATGGAAATGCTACTGCACAGATAGAGGCATTAAATGCTAGATATTTATCTGAGGCACCAAAAGGTATAGGTACTAAAGGAAGGGCGTAACAATGACCTGGGAATCACTGATTGACAGGGCATTAACGACTTTCGGTTACGAAATACCAAGAGTAAAAGTCGAAAAATACCTGCAAGAAGCAGAACAAGACTTTGCTAATGATACAAGATGCTTTGTTAAAACTTTTACATATATGCCTAACACTAACGATGGGCATATTGAATTACCTGAAGACTTTATTGAAATTGTAGGTCAGGTTGAGTTTAAAACTAGAACTCTAGATAGACTTGCTGCTTTTGATGATTTTAGTAGATTTAGAACTACAGATACATTAAAAACTGGAGATCCAAAATGTTACTTCATACGAGGTGACAAGATGTTTATTTATCCTGCTATATCTACTGTAGGCCTGGTAACTTTTTCTTATATAGCCGAAACTAAATATCTCGATGATGCTACAACCTATAAATTTTTACAATGGGATGCATTAGAGTCAGATCAGTTTTATGATAATGAAAATATTAAAGGTGTAACTAGTAATGCTACAGCTACTATTGCAGATGTAATTGATATAGAGCAAAAGACAGGCACCTTAGTACTCAAAGATATAACTGGCACATTTCAGGATAATGAAAAACTTATTGTAACAAGCGATGAGCAAAATATGTGGCAAACGCAATTTGGTTCATTTTCTAATTTATTAACAAATTGGCAAAATTTAGGGCTTGGTGCAATAGCAATAGTTAATGGTGTTATATATAATTATGGTAGCAGAAATAGTTCTCCCACTATTCCTAAAGTCTATCATCGTTATCTTGTAGACTACGCCAAAGCTATGATATGTGAAGATATTGGCGAAAATGATAACAAATCACAATACTATTATCAAAGATTTGAACAAGCTAAACAAAAAGCTAAAGTGCAAATATCTAATAAGGGTATCAGTGGACCACAGTCTGTACATGATACATATGGAAATGTCTATCTATGAGTCTAATTCAAATACCTATATTTGATGGAGGTCTGATAACACATTCAGATCCTGAAGACATACCTGATAATGCAGCAACTGAAAGTATCAACTTTGAAATAGACGTACCTGGTAAACTTGTTAAAAGACAGGGCAGAGGTAATCCCACAACAATGACAGGAGATCACCCTGTTCAAATAACACAGTGGGACAATCCTGAAGGAGCAGCAAAGTTGTGGATTTATTTTGATACACAAGCCAAAAAAATTCGACAGGCTGCAACAAATTTTGGGTCCAATGCGGATATTAAAACTTTATCTACAGCTACAGACATATCTATATCTAATTACAATAGACAGTTACGATTTGCTAATGGCATAGCTGATAAGCCAGGTGTATTGCAACGTATTGATAGACAATTCTTTTTTGGAGCTTATGATGTATCAGGTAATAATTCAATATCTCTTTATGACGATGCAACACCACGCTATCCTTCTACCTTTGCTTACGGTGACATTACAACAGAAACAACAAGCGGTGGTACCCATGCTAATGGCTTTTATTATTACAAATTTGTACCTGTATTTGATGGAAACCAAGAAGCACCGTTTGCAGATGCATATGCGTACAAAGAAGTAACTGGAACAGGTAGCAAAACTATTAATGTTTCACTTACAGTTGATACGGCTGACTGGAATAAAAGAATTACAGCACTAAAGTTATACAGAAGTTATAGTGCAACCGCAACTGGTGATCAAGAGCCTGTATACTACCACGTATTAACTATACCTGTTAATACTAAAGCAACAAGTTCTGATCGTTCATCCAATGCAAACTCTTATATAGGAAATGTTGTATATCAAGATGGATTTAATTTTAGTACTTATGAACCATCAGGGTCTACATATTATTGGATTAAAGTAGGATCAGACTGGTACAGGATAGCAGATACATTAAGCGGCAATACTAATGTAGCTATTGTAGATGCATACTATAATTCAG